TAGCCATCTGAGGCCATTATTTTAGAATTATCTTTATAACACTCATTTTTAATGAGATATTCAATAAATTCTTTTGAATCCTCACCATAGTCAAATTCTTCCAATATTTGTTCTAACCAAAGTTCTTTTCTGTTTTTTAAAAGCAAAATGACTTTTTCCGTTTCTGTTTGAATAAATTTATGTAAATACTCATCTCCCTCTGGTGTCAACTCAACTTGACCGTTATCCTCTTTGGCAAATCCATACTCTTCAAATCTCCTATATGGTTCATACTTTCTCCATCCTTCATAATCTTTTGACACCGGAATATGAAAATACAAAACCAAGTCCACTTTTTCCTCTTTTGTAAATTCCATACCATAACCTCCTCGCTTTTTCTATACACTATGATATCCACTCTCTTGGATAATAACAAACTTTTATTCTATTTTCAATATCTCAACAATCTCCCTGAACATCTCCGCCACTTCCAAACACTCTTCCAATTCAGATTATAGCTATAATATCCATCACAACATTTTCTCCTGTTTTTTCTTTCCATTTCAAAACAAATTTCCCGATATTTCCACAAATATTTCATCAAAAACTCTGCATAAAAGAAATTACTATATATGTAAAAGCTGTCAAGATCACAGATACCACAATTGCTACTACATATGTATAAATAGAACTCCTTACCGTTAAAAACAATCTATCAGTTCCATATTTTTTACTCGCATAAGAAAAAAGTATAGACATCCACATAAAAAAACCTACGACACAAAAAATAATAGCATACAAAATGTTATACATCCTCATCACTCTACTTTCTGCTCTACACCGTTAACATTTTCTACCTCTATGCAAGCATCCTTGTTCTCTTTGGTTTCGAATCGCAACGAATTATCCAATTCCTGTAACACTCCAAATTGTTTCAATAAATCTTCTATTTTAACATCCTGTGTTTCCGCTTCTTTCAACACCTCTAAAAGCATTTTTGCATTTTCAATTTTCTTTGTTTCCAGCTCCACTTCTTTCAATTCCAAATCTATTTTTGTTTTTTCAATATCCATCTCCATTGTACGATATTCCTTTATTGCTCCTGCAAGACCAGGCAACTCAAATCCAAATCCACTTCCACCTGTAATTGCGAGAAACATGCAGACCAGAGGTATTTTTGCTTTAGTTATTTTGTTAAATCCTTCTTTTAATTTTATTCTAATTGATCCAGGCGAATTCAAATTAATTGTAGTTGATATAGAATCTTCATCAACCAATCCACAAAAAATCTCTGTCAATGCATATAATAATTGTGAAATTTCTCTTGGTTTCAATTCTCCTTGCTTTGTAATATTAACTGATAAATGCATATCACCACAATACGTGTAACAATCATAAATTCCATTCAATATATCTATTGCATATTCATCAAAATTACTTATTCCATGATATGATGATAGTGCCCTTCTTAAACCATATCCGAGTGTGTCTACACTAACAATATTTATAACTTCAATGTGCCTACGCTTTTTATACGGACACTTAACTTCCGATATCTCATATTCATTATTTTCAATTTTTTTAATAATTCTTTTTTCCTTGTCTATATCACAAGAAACATCTTCAAAATATTGACCAGCTCTTGCAAATGCAATTTTTGTACTGCCATTATTAGGTATTACAATGTAATCTCCTTCTTTAATATCATAAATAAAACTTTTACACTTATTTATAGATCCCATAGGTCTGGAATCACCATACTCTTTTCTAATTCTTTGTTTAAGTGCATCTATGGATTGATTCCCCATATCTGTATCAAATGTGATAATATTCCAACCCAAAGCAATGAATTTTTCATTGATAAATTCATCGAAAAAGAAACCTTTTTTCGTTCTTATCATCCAAAATCTTGTGGTTTCATTTATTTCTCTAATTTTGAATGAATTCAATATATTCAGCGATGTATCGCCTTGTACCGAAGACATCTTTAATTCCTCCACTATACTTTACTCATATTTATTTTATACTAATTATCGACACTTTTCAACGTTAAAAATACCCTACAAATTTTGTAAGGTATTTCTGAGTAAAATACATTGAATTGGCATCAGATTAACTCCGGCGGGCTCCTGATCCATCCCGATCAGGTGGGAGATGTTGCTGCCATCAACGGAAAGCCAGGAATCGAACCTGGGACTTGGAATTGATACCTGCTCTACCAACTGAGCTACTTTCCCAACTTATGACCACCGGGCTGTGACACCCGGTGATCGTATACTTTTGAGGAGGTTTGCCAAACGAATGATATTTCTGGAATATCCTGTAAACCTAGAATACACTATAACATTTTCAAACCGAACAGTGCGAACAAAACGAACAAACTTTAACTTTTTTCCATAAATCTTTGATATTCCATTCGTATACTTTCCCCTGTGGCTTTTCTCCCAATTCGTGCTGCCGTCTGTTCCCAGGTCAGCCCCTCAAATATCTTGTATCTTATAATCCTCTGCATTCTCTTTGGAATCGTATTCAGCCATTCTTCCACATCCAGCTTCATACTGGAGCATAGCTTTTTCCTTTCTTCCAGAAGCTGCTCTTCCATCCTTAACCTGGCATCTTCTTCATAGGTGAATGTTGTACCAGCTATTTTAAAATGCTGCGGATTATACGGAAACTCCGGGTTGCTTCCAGAAACATTCGTCTGCACAATTGTTTTTCTTTTTTTCTTAAGCCTCCGGATATCCCTTTCTGTCTCTTTAAGCAGCTCGCAGCAATCTATGTAATCACTTAAGATATTTTTGTCCACTGGAATCACCTCTCCCTCAGATATATTCCTCAATCAACCAGGTCAATACATTTGCCATCTCGTCTTTAGTTACTTTGTTAATCTGGTCCCCATCCAACACTTCCTGAATAGCTGTAAGTTTATCCTCTGTATCTACATCTCCATATATATCCACAAAGATTTCTCTTGCTGTAGATTTTTTCACTAAAATCACCTCCTGTACTCTCTTCCGGTCTTAATATCTCTCATCTCCGTTATCTCCAGTCCATGCATCCTTGCCACTGTATTCAACGCCCGAAAAATGTCTTTTATGTGTCTCGGCAGTTTGCTGGCATTCGCTATCGCTTTCCCGGCAGTCGGGTCCGGATACCCCTCTCCATTTTTCATAGCCTGCCTCCTTTCAAAGTATTCCAAGACTGTCATACCTTGCCACCTTTGTCGCAGATCTGACAGTCGTTGTTCGCGGCGCCGAAGCATCCGGCACATGGATCGTAAATATAGCGCTTTGCGTACCATGCTGACCGCATTTTAAATTTAATCATAAATTGTTTTAATTCTTTACTCGTTGGTTTATGATCCATTCTTATTTCTTTGTTAATCTCCAAACTTTCTGTTTCTTCGCAAAAATACACATCATAACACACTCTCAACGGGCTCTCTTTTATTTTTTCTCTTTCCCAAACCAGCACAAGATTTTCTCTCTCAAAAATTTCTCCGATATCTTTCGGGTATCCAATTTTTATTTCATATACTTTTTGGATCGTCAAATCTTTTCCTATTCCTTTTATTTCCAAGTTTTCATTGTATCTATCTGTTTCTAAGTATCCATCCGTACCATATAGCACATCGCCAATAACAAGCCTTCTCCTTCCGTCTTTGTACTCTACTACCATTCTATCTTTTAAATCTGCTTTCGTAAATTCTTTCTTCATTTTTTCTCCTATCTTCCCGATCGCAACATGCAAAACAGCAACTCTGTCATGGATTTCTGTCTTTTTCCCGGTATGCAGCGTATTATCGTTTTTAACTCCCAAGATGTTTCTGATGTTAAAGTTGTCGGGGATTCAAATTCATCTTCGATTGTTTTCATGAATGGCACTGGTACCATAATCCCTATATTACTTGAGGATTCTGGAAAACCTTCGTTCAGGTGTCTCCAAAATTTCCCTTCGTTCATGTCTGCTATAAGTTTTTTGTAACATTCCATTGTGGTGACAATATAGTTTTTTTCTCCTAAAAAATTCAAGCCATTCCCCGAGTATACGTCTTCTATGCAGCTTTTTATTTCATAACAGACAAATATCCCTTTTTCGATCGCTCCTATGGAACATTGGTTTTCTGGAATGAACTGCATAAAATCTACCCTTTTGGCTTTTCC